TCAAACTCTCCGTTGAACACCCCCCTTTGGGTTAACAACAAGGTTGGCATCGCAGCCCGAAGGCAACTCCTTGCGAACTGCCAATGCCTGCCACAACATCCGCTGGCGTTGCCAGGTTGGCTCAGTGGTAATGACCCGCAACGCCGGCTCACTGAGCGGATCACGGCCCTTCTGCGTCGGCGGCAGGAAGAGGATCTGCTCTTGAATATCCGGGGCGAGGTTCAGGAGATTCATGATCTGCGTCAAGCGGGCCCGGCTCACGTGGCCCAGTCGGGCAAGCTCGGCTTGGCTCTTGACCACGCCGTCACGAAGGAGTTGCTCGAAGCGGATGGCCAGGGCCATCAGCCGGGCAACATGGGGAACCCGGCCAATGGGTGGCTGCTTGGGGGCCTCGCCCGAGCCGAGCTGTTTCGCCCCGCGACGACCGCGTCGGATGTGGAACTTGCAACGCACGGTCAGTTGCTCGCTCATGGAGCCTCCTCCCCTTCGGATGTTGTCATCTCCGCGGGCAGCATCTTGATCCCCGCGGGCCGGAAAGTGATCGAAAGGTTCCCTTCCCGGCCGTCATAGTCGATCCGCTCGATCAGCAGGCGCAGAACCCGAGCCTGTTCCTGCTGTGAAAGAGCTCCCCAGACGACGTCAAACTCGGCCAGAGCCTTGGCCACCTCTTGCTCGTTCACAAGGTTACCTGAGAGCGTAACCAGTTTCTCGTCGATCTCGGTCAGCCGCCGCTCGACAAGGCGGAGACGTTCCTGCAGGTCGGCCAGGCGGGCAAGCCGCTCGCCGTTCGACTCGTGCGAACACGCCAGCCGCCGCAGTTCGGCCTCGTCGTCGCGACGCTGGCGATTCAAGGTTGCCCGCTCACTCTCCAAGCGTTGGAGCGATTCTTCCGCCTGCCGCCGCACTTCGGCCAACGTGGCGGCTACCAGGGCCGGGTCGCGCCCGATGCCCTTGATCTGCTCCACCACAAACTCTTCGATCTGGCCGGCCGGAACTGAGGGCACTGGACAGCTTTGCCAGCCCCGCTGCTGGGCCTGCCGGCAGAGATAGTAGCGGTAGCGCCGCCCACCCTTGGATGTGTAGGTGGGCACCATCGTGCAGTGGCACGCTGCACAACGGAGGAGCCCTCGCAGCAACGCCCCGTACTTGTTCCGCTCGGCCCCGCCGCGGCCGTTTTGCTGCAAGGTCGCCTGAACCTGCTGGAACAGGTCGCCGTCCACAATGGCCTGGTGCTGGCCCTCGTGGATTTCGCCCTTGTAACGGACCTTGCCCACGTAGGCGTGGTTGGTCAATAGCTGGTATAAGCGGTTCTTGGTAAAGAGCTGCCCGCCCATGGTGCGGCCTTTCTTGGTGGTCCACCGTTTGGTCCGCCAGCCCCGGCGATTCAGCTCTTTGACTACCGGCATCAGCGAACGATGTTCCAGGTACAACTGAAAAATCTGCCGCACCTGCTCGGCTTCGGACGGGTTGACCACCAGTTTCCTGTCCACCACGTCGTAGCCCAGGATCGGCCGCCCGCCGACGTACTTCCCCTTCCGCCGGGCCGCGGCCATCTTGTCCCGTGTGCGCTCCGAGATCATCTCCCTTTCGAATTGGGCAAACGACAACAGCACGTTCAAGATCAGCCGGCCCATGCTGGTGGCCGTGTTGAACTGCTGGGTGACAGAAACGAACGAAACGTGGTGCTCTTCGAACGTCTCCAGGATTCTTGCGAAGTCCAGAAGCGAGCGGCTCAGCCGGTCCACCTTGTAGACCACCACGCAATCGATGCGGCCCGCCCCGATGTCGGCCAACAGCCGCTTGAGCGCAGGCCGGTCCATGCTGCCCCCCGAGTAGCCACCGTCGTCGTAACGATCGGGCAGGCACAGCCAGCCCTCCTGCTGTTGGCTTTGGATGAACGCCTCCGCCGATTCCCGCTGGGCGTCCAGCGAGTTGAAGTCCTGGTCCAGCCCTTCTTCCGTGCTCTTGCGGGTATAGATCGCACAGCGGATCGCCAGCGGCGGTTGACCTGTCACGGCTGCCGTTGGCTGGCTCATGGGGCACCTCCCGGCTTCGTCAGTCCGAAGAAGTGGTATCCATTCCAGTGCGTGCCTGTGATCGCCTTGGCCACCGCACTGAGGGACTTGTAGAGTTTGCCTTCGTACTCGAAACCTTCCGGGAGAACAGTCACCTGGACCAGGCGCCCTTTGTACAGCCGCGTGAGGATCGTGCCCACCGGCGGCAGGCGTGTGGGGCCCGAAAAGCGGGCCGCTAGGCGTACGGTCCGCTCCTCCCCGTCTGGAGAACCATGGGGCAGGCGCGGTGCCGTCAGCCGCAGGTCCGCGTCATTGGCCAGTTCCGCAGCCCGGCGGCGGGCCCGTTCGGGAAGGTCGCCCTCCTCGTTGGCCTGCAGACGCCAAGCGATCCGTTTGATGAGCCACAGCTTGTTGCGGCTGCGGGGCGGGTAGCCGAAGACCTCGGCGTACTTCTCCTGGAGCTCTTTGGGCGTCATCTGCTGCATCCGGGCGATTTCTCTTGCGATGTTCAGTGGCATGCTGTTTTCTCCTCTGTCGGGCTACCGAAACCGTCAACCAGTACCGACACTGAGCCTCCGGTCGCCGGAAAGTTCAAGGCCCTGGCGGTCGGAGTTCGCAGGATTTTTCGGCTCCAGGCCATCGGGGCCAGCTGCCAAAAGGCCGCGCGTGTGGAGACGCAGAATGGCGGCGGCAAAGAGGCGGGCGATCAGGCCGAGCGGTTCTCGGGCCGAGACCTCGTCGGCCGCATTCACTGGGCGCATCGATTGTTCTCCTGGGGTGGTCAGAAAGGCCATGGAAGTCCAGACTGAAGTGTTGCCCGCTATTGGTTAACTACCCGGTCGCCGAGGGAGCTGACGGAAAAAAACCATTGCACGCCTCGTCGAACGCATCTGAAAACGCACAACAAACGGGCCCGAGTCGCACCGGCGTTAGGTCCAGCGCCAACGCAACACCTTGTCAGTTAGTATGTTACGTGCGGTGCTTGCGTGCCTCTTGTGCATGCCGAGCATTTCCGTATACTATTACGGTTACCCGAATAAAGATTCGGTATTCGTCCCAAGGTGGAGTCTACCCAATGTCCGCCACGGAGTTCGAATATGGTCGGCAAGCGTTCGCGCAGCCCGTCAGGGTCCGTTCTCACCGCGGCACAGCGGCGGGTCCTGAAAGCGATATCCGAGTTCATTGCCCAGCGGCAATTTCCGCCCACCGTGCAGGAGCTGGCCGAGCTTCTCGGAGTCCGGCCTGCGACAGTCCACGAGCATCTCGGCCACTTGGCGAGGAAGGGCTACGTGAGACACGAGCCGCGCAAAGCGCGGGGATTGGCCGTGGTCCGGGAACCGGAAGATGAACTGGAAGAGCTTGTACCGGTGCCGCTCGTGGGCGTGGTGGCTGCTGGCCAGCCGGTGCTGGCCGAAGAGAATATCTTGGGCGAGATTCTCGTCGAGTCCAGCCTAGCGCGGCGGGGGCGGTGTTTCGCGCTGCGGGTACGGGGCGACAGCATGGTGAACGCGGGTATTCGAGATGGCCACATCGTCATCGTTCGGCTACAGCCCGTTGCTGAGAGCGGCGACATCGTCGTGGCGCTCGTCGGAGGGGAGGCCACGGTCAAACGGCTCCATATCCGGGGCGATCGAATCGAGCTGCGGCCAGAGAATCGGCGGTATCGGCCGATCGTGCTCGGCCCGGAAATGGACTTTCAAATCATAGGCAAGGTGTTGGCAGTTAGAGCTTGTGCAGGAGGGTAGAAAGTGTCGCGGCAGTTTTCCATTCCGACTGTGCTGCGGATGGTCCCGAATCGCCTACTGAAGGATTTCTTCCAGCGGCTCGGGTACGGTGATCTTGGCATCCCTTGGGAGCAGCTCGGCGAACGGGAGATCGAACCTGTGGTCAAGGCGCTCAGCGGGATGTCCCGCGCTGACCAGGATCGGATCGAAGGCGAAATGCGCAGCGTCTTCGACCTGGCTTGCGAGACCGGTTTGGGCGCGATCTTCGAGGGGGCGGTGCGTTGCGGCGACTGCAAGTTGTCCGAGGTGATGCCGGAGGAGCTTGGCCCATACGGCAAATCCATGTGGGCATGGCTGAACCGCCCGGAGGCATTCGAAAAGGCGATGCTGATCCATCAGGTCGAGCATCTGAGTTGGTGGCGGAAACGGAACGACCTGCCTAGGCTCGCACCCGACACGAGTGCCGCGACGCGGGTGCGGCTGGAGGAAGAGATCGCTTCCCTGCTCACCAGGGAGCAGGGTCGTGGCAAGGTCTGCACTGTGGAGGTGTTGGAGCGCGGCGAAACGATCTATTTCTTCGCCTACCCGGACGACTTCGTCCAGAACGTTACGACGCACGACGAGGATGGGAAGCTCGCCCCCAGCACGTTCCGCGCTACGTTTGCGATCGTGTTCGCCTACACTCCAAGCGAAGGGGCGCTGGAGCTGTATGCCAAGTTGCCGCCCAAGCTGAAGCAGCGGTTGGAGGAGATCTTTGCGCGGTCTGTGCTTGGTCAGGAACTGGGGCCGTGGAATCCGGAGGCGGCCTACGAGCTGGATCATTTGAAGGACCCGTCCTTCAAGCTCCAGACGGACCCGGAGGACCACCTTCGGGTGCATATCTCCAAGATGCGTCTGGTGCCGAAGAACAGCGGACGGCGCATCTTCGTGGAAATCGACGCAGACGACCCCGAGGACAGCATCCACAGGACAATCGAGGAGTGCCTGAACCAGGAGCGGCTGCCGCTCTCGGAGGTGTGGGTGAACCTGGTGACCTTCTGTTTCGAGTTTCTCCCGATGGAGGGGAGAAGGCCAGGGCGACTGACTTTCGATGTGGGGTTTCCCAGTTCGTGCAGCCTTCGCGGCGCCAGGCCGGAGCGGGTTGAACTGGTCGAGAAGTATCTGAAACGGTGGGAGATCGATCGTGCGGGACGTGCTACCGACGGTCTTGCAACGGCTGGAGATTGAGCCGCCGGTGTTGTACTGGCGGGAACTCCGGGCATACGGAGCCGACTTGGAACTGCTGCTCCGGCTGGGCGTGCTGCGGGAGACGACTCCGGCCGGCAGTGCCTGTTGCCCGGAATGCCTGTTTGGCCCGCAGCACCGCGTCCAGTATATTGCCGACAGCACGACGCACGCCAGGCACGGCTATATCCATTGCCCGCAGTGCGGCATCGTCGAGGTGGCCTTGGATAGCCTGAGGCGGTGGCGGATCGACCCGGCCGGTTTTCTGAGAGCAGCCTTCAGCGACGCCGGCGTTTCCGGGCCAGCGACCGAGGTCATGCCTGGACGGCTATGGCTTGTAGGCAAGGTCACGTGGGCAGCAAGACGGCGCGAAGTGTACTTCGCCCGATGTTATCGCCGCGACGATGGCAGCAGCCTCGTGACAGAAATGTCCCGGCGTCCGAGAGCCGTCCTCTTCACACCCACGGAGGCGGCTGCCCGGCGCTGGGCCGGGGCGGTGGAAAACTTGGTGATCGCGCTGGAGTCGGCGCTTTCTCTGGAGGATGGAAGCATCCGTTTCGATGGGGAATACGTGGAAGGCCGCTTGGCCGACGCAGGCCTGACCGGCGCCGCAAAAGCCGAACGCCCGAAGCGGAAACGCGCCGAGCGGGCGGCCAAGATCGAGGTACTGGAGAAGGAATTGATCGCCCACCTGCGCGCCGCCCGCGATTACGCCTACGCGACGATGGACCGTACTGGTACTCCGGCACTGCTGCCGCGCCCGAGCCAGAAGCAGTTGGCCGAGCGAACCGGGCTCACTGAGGCGGACGTGAGCCGCTGCCTGAAGGACAGCAACGCCCGCGAGCTGCGGTTGTATTGGGAGACGGCTCAGGACCTGGACCAAATCATGAGATGGAAGGCCCCGGCTGGCAGCCGGGCGCGATCTTAACCGCTTGCAGTTCCACCGATTTCGTGCAAGTGCAAGAGCGGTTTTCCGGAGTGATATCTTCTTGCGGCATCGCCAGTTACGCGATGCCGCAAGTTTTTTTTGCGAATTTGCTGCAAGTTCCGCGGAGAGGGACGCCGTGCATCGGGCACGGCAGGAAATCCCCCTCTTGAGGAGTTTGCGGCATGACAAGTCCCAACGAGCTCTATCCCGGTTCCGGCTCGCCCGCCCAGCCAGAAAACGAGCCAATCCTCGACGGCTTCGCCGAACGGCTCATCCGCCACAAGGCACGCCAACTGGCCCGGCTGCCTGGGTTTACCTGGAGCGACCGCGATTGTATCGAGCAAGAACTTCGCCTGAAGCTGCTCAAGCACGCGGCCAGCTACGATCCCCAACAGGGGCATCGGCATGCCTTCGTGACCGCCCTGGTGCAGCGGCAAGCGGCCAACGTATTGCGGGCCAAACGGGCCGAAAAACGCGATCACCGCCATGTCCATTCGCTGAGCGCGGTCGTTGCCGCGGACAAAGAAGAAGGTCCCGTGGTACTGGCCGATACCATCAGTCGGCGGCACTTGGACGCACGCCTCGGGCGTGCCACACGCGAGGAACACGAGCTGGCCGCACTCGCCATGGATGTGCACGACGTGATCGCCAGCTTGCCGCCCGAGCTGGGCGAACTGGCTCGGCGGCTGAAGACGGACAGCCTCTCCCAAATCGCCCGCGATCTGGGCATACCGCGTACCACGCTGGCCGATCGGGTGCGGAAGCTGCGCCGCTACTTCGAGCAGGCTGGACTGCGAGACTACTTGTGAAATCTTCTCCGTCAATTCGCCTCCTGACCGGGTAGTTAACCAATAGGGGCCGCACGTTCCATGACGAGGCGTGCCCAAGCGTCTTCGCCGGCTCGACACCGTCCGGCGAAGACCCTTCTGTCTCGGTACGGTCGGCCGCTGACGCACCCACAGCCTTATGGAGATGCCACGATGACGGTCATCCCTTCGTTTCTGATCCGCGAATCGGCCGAAGTCTATCAGGCCAAGGCCTCGGAGTACCTGACGAGCCATCAGCTTGCCGACTTCCGCCGCAGCCCGCTGCTGTACCGCAAGAAGAAGCTGGGACTGATCGAAGAGGAGGACCGGCCGGCCTTTCTGGTGGGTCGGGCGCTGCACACGCGGGTGCTGGAAGGCCCGGACGCCTTCAAGGAACAGTACGCCGTGGGTGGGCCGGTCAATCCCAAGACCGGCGAACTCTACGGCGCAAACACCAAGGCGTTTGCCGAGTGGGCCGCCGAGCAGGGCAAGCCTGTCCTCACAGTACAGCAATACGACCTGGTCGAGCGCATGGCCGAAGGGATTCGCAGCCACGGCCTGGCTAGGGACCTCTTGAGCGAAGGAGTGCCCGAAGGGGTCGTGCGTGCTGAGTACTGCCAGATACCTTGCCAGATTCGCATGGACTGGTTTGACCCGCACCGCGGGATCGTGGACCTGAAGACCTGCGACGACCTGGACTGGTTCGAGGCCGACGCCCGGCGCTACGGCTACCTCCACCAGGTGGCCTTTTACCAGGCTGTGCTCTCGCAGGTGATCGACTTGTTCATGCCGGTCCACTTCATCGGCGTCGAGAAAAAGGAGCCATACCGTGCGGGTGTCTGGAAGGTCCATGAAGACATCTTGACGCAAGTCCGGCGTGAGAACGAGGCAACTATCGAGAGACTGCGGCGATGCCTAGCCACCGACACGTGGCCCACCGGCTACGAAGAGTGCCGCGTGTTCGATTACGTCTAGAGCCGGTCGCCTGTCGGGTCTTGCAAGCCGGGTAGGCATGTCATGGAGGAGGATCGCTGCCCCGCCCGCAGGCGACCGGCCTTTTGAACCATCGACTTCCAACAGCCTGGGAGAACGACGCTATGCCCCTACCCGATACCATCCTGACCCACTCCCACTTTCGGGCCCCGAAGGGGATTGTTTACGGTCCGCCCGGCTCGGGCAAGACGACCTTTGGGGCCTCGGCCGATCGGCCGCTGATCGTCGATTGCGAAAACGGTGCGGCCCATGTTTCATGCCATCGCACGCCGTACCTGGCCACCTGGCCCGAGATCGAGCCCTGGCTCGACGGCCTGGCTTCCGGCGGCCACGAGTACCAGACGGTCGTGATCGACTCCATCGACTGGCTCCTGCGGCGGATCGAGGAGCACGTGGCCGGGGTGGACGGCACACCCACGGGTATGAAACAGACCCTCAACCGCTCCCACGGCGGCTACGGCAACGGCCGGCAGGTCCTCAAGAATTACGTCTATCAGTACTTGCTGCCCGTCCTGGATCGGCTGGTCAACGCGGGCGTGGCCGTGCTTCTGCTGGCCCATGCCGCCCGCCGCTCGATCACCACGATGGACGGGATCGAACTGGAGAAGTCCGCCCCGGAGATCCATCCCGACCTGGCCAACACGATGATCGAGTGGTCGGACTTCGTGGGAGCCATCCGACTGGTGGGGCAGGAGCGGGAACTCATTCTCTACGAGACGCCGCAACTGGTGGCGAAGAACCGTTACGGTATCGCGGAAAGCCTGCCGTTGTCCTGGCCGGCCTTCGTCGCGGCGATCAGTAACCATCACGTTAAACCACAAGGAGACTGAAAGCATGGCCAATCTAGCTGGATTTGATGCCTCGCAAATTGAGCCTATGACCACATTCGATCCCATTCCGGCCGGGAAGTATCTGGCGATGATCACTTCCTCAGAGATGAAACCGAATCAGGCCGGCACAGGCAGCTACCTGGAACTGGTGTTCACGATCGTTGAAGGCGAACACAAGGGCCGGCAGCTCTGGGCACGGCTCAATTTGGACAATCCTAACCAGCTCGCCGTGAAAATCGCTAAGGCCGAACTGTCGGCCATTTGCCGGGCAGTCGGCGTTTTGACTCCCCGCGACAGCGTGGAGTTGCATAACCTACCGCTGGTGATCCGTGTGGCCTGCAAGAAGCGCAAGGACACCGACGAGATCACGAACGTCATCAAGGGTTACGAAAAGCGAGACGCCGTGACCGGCCGGCCGCAGCAGGCCCAATCGAGCACGCCGCCCTGGCGACGCTAACTAAGCATCACAGCCCACGCATGGGGTGGCGTAGCTCTCGCAGCTCAGACTCCCCGTACCCATGCGTGGGCGTTGTTTGAAAAAGGAAGCTCATGCCGCTTACCAGCAACACACAGACCTTTACCACCGCACGAAGAAAGGGACACCATGCTCACGGTCGAGCTCCCGTACCCGCCATCCGTCAATCACTACTGGCGACGAGTAGGGCCGCGAACCCTGATCAGCCGCCAGGGACGGGCATATCGCCGCGAGGTGGCGGCCGCCGTGGAGCGAATCGACCGTGTGGCCGAACAAATACCTTTGACCGGTCCGCTGAGTGTGGAAGTCTTACTGTATCCACCTGATCGTCGACGACGCGACCTGGACAATACCCTAAAGGGCTTGCTCGATGCACTGGAGCACGCAGGCGTGTACTTGGACGACAGCTTGATTGAACGGCTTTCCGTCGAGAAGCGAGATGTTGTAGAAGGGGGCAAGGCCGTGGTGGTGATCCGAAGGCGAGACATCTTGCCGGATGGCATGGAGGTGCCGGCGTGACGCAACTCCGCCCGTACCAGCAGGCCGCCGTCGATGCCGTGTACGAGCACCTCCGCACGCGGGACGACAACCCAGCGGTGGTGCTTCCCACCGCAGGGGGGAAGAGCTGGGTCATCGCCCAATTGGTCAAGGACGCTGTGCTCAGGTGGAATGGCCGAGTTCTGGTGCTGGCCCACGTGAAGGAACTGCTGGAGCAGAACGCCGAGAAGATTTGCCGGCTGTGCCCAGAGGTACCCATCGGCATCTACTCGGCAGGACTTAATCGCCGCGAGACGGACAAGCCGGTGATCGTCGCCGGCATCCAGTCGATCTACAAGCGGGCCTGCGAGCTGGACGCCTTCGACTTGGTGATCGTTGACGAGGCCCATTTGATTCCGCCTGACGGCGAAGGGATGTACCGCACCTTCCTGGCCGAGGCGAAGGTCGTCAATCCGCACCTGCGGGTCATCGGGCTGACGGCCACGCCGTTCCGCCTGGCCAGCGGGCCGATCTGCACGCCGGACGGCATCCTCAACCACATCTGCTACGAAGTTGGTGTGCGGGAGCTGATCCGGGACGGCTATCTCTGCCCACTGGTCACCAAGGCCGGGATCAACAAGGCCGACTTCGAGCGGCTCCACGTTCGCGGCGGCGAGTTCGTGGCCGATGAGGTGGAAGACCTGATGGACGACGACCGCCTGGTGGCGGCCGCTTGCAGTGAAATCGTCGCCTACACGCACGACCGGCAGAGCGTGCTGGTGTTTGCATCCGGAGTGCGTCACGGAAAGCATGTGGCCAAAGTGTTGGCCGAGATGACAGGGCAGGATGTGGGATTCATCGACGGCAATACTCCCGGAGATCAGCGGGCAGAGCTGATCGCCCGTTTCCGCCGCCAGACGGACGGCATGCTCCTGCCGTGCAAGCCGCTCAAATACCTAGTGAACGTCAATGTCCTCACCACAGGCTTTGACGCCCCGAACATCGACTGCGTGGCCATCCTGCGGCCCACGATGTCGCCGGGGCTCTATTACCAGATGGTGGGTCGCGGTTTTCGATTGCACCCGGGCAAGCAGAACTGCCTTGTCTTGGATTTCGGCGGGAACGCGCTGCGACATGGGCCGGTAGATCAACTCAAAATATCCGATGCGTCCGAACGCGGGAGCGGCCAAACCCCGGCCAAACAGTGCCCCGAGTGCCACGCAGTCATTGCTGCCGGTTATGCCACCTGTCCCGAGTGCGGGCACAAATTCCCGCCCCCGGAAAGGCAAAAGCACGATGCCAGGGCTGGCACTGCTGGCGTGCTCTCTGGCCAGGTCACAGATATCGAATACGACGTGCACGACGTCCGCTACAGCGTCCACACCAAGCGCGACGCCCCGCCGGATGCCCCCCAAAGTATGCGGGTGGATTACCGGATCGGCCAGTTCACCTGGGTTTCGGAGTGGGTCTGTTTCGAGCACACCGGCTACGCCCGCTGGAAGGCCGAGCAGTGGTGGAAAAAGCGTTCGCCCGACCCGGTGCCCGACACGGCCGAGCGGGCCGTGGAGATCGCCGACGCGGGTGGCGTGGCCTGGACTAAGAAGATCGTCGTCCGCCGGGTAGCCGGTGAGAAATACGAGCGGATCGTGGGCTACACACTGGGAGACATGCCGGAGCCTGTGCTTGTTGATGACGCGGAATATGACTTGGACGATGTTCCGTTCTGACCGTGAGGTGACGCCATGAGTGCAACCTTGGAATGCTTGCCCCTGGAACGTCTGGATGACCACCCCGATAACCCGCGGCTGTGGTTCCGTCAGGACGTGATCGATGCGATTGCGGCCAACCTGAATGGCTGCTACCCGCAGAAGCACGCGATCCATGTGAGGCCGATAGGCGAGCGGTATCAGATCTTGTCGGGCCACCAGCGGGTGCGTGCGGCCCGCAACGCAGGCTTACAGCAGATCTGGGCCTGGGTGGAGCCGCTCGACGACGAGTCGGCCTTCATGGAATTGGTGCTGTCGAATAATCAGGGAGAACTGGCGCCGCTGGAGATCGGCCTGCATTGTCTGAAGGCTGTGCCAGTAGCCAAGGGGGGGCGTGGGCTGCGCGGTGGATTGCGCCAGTACGCCAGAAGCATAGGAAAGACCATCCAATACCTCTGGCAACTTCGGCAAGCGGCTGAGGTCGTGTCGGCCGTGGAGAAACTGTCAAGTCAACTTAACAGTTTCTTGGACAAGGCCCAGCACCTGGCCGCCGTCCACAAACTCCCTCGCCAGCTGTGGCCCGAGTTCGTCGAGTGGATCGGACGGGCCAGCCCCACCGTGGCGGAAGTCGAAGAGCGGGTCAACGCGGCGTTGCGGCCTACACCACAAGTGGAAGTCATTGAGCACGCTGAGCCCAAAGAACCGACTCCAGCGGATTCCTTGCCACAGAGAAACACTGTCTGGGAGCCCGGCCTCAACGAACCGGATGAGCTTGACCGACAGGAAAGCGTCCTGCCCCATGTCGCCTACAACAGCGGGGAGAGCGAGTGGTACACACCCCCGGAGTTCATCGAACGAGCCATGGCCGTCATGGGCGCAATCGACCTCGATCCTGCCTCCACACCCGTAGCCAACCAAGTAGTCCGAGCAGCGAGATACTTCACGGCCGAACAGGATGGACTCAAACACCCTTGGCGGGGCCGCGTGTTCCTCAACCCGCCCTACGCCCAGCCCTTGGTGCAGCAGTTCTGCGAGAAGCTTGTTCAGCACGTTCAGCAGGGGGACGTGACGGAAGCGGTGGTGCTCGTCAACAACGCCACAGAGACGCGGTGGTTTCAGACGCTTTTGGACGCGGCCCAGTGCGTCTGTTTCCCTGCCGGGCGGGTCAAGTTCTGGCATCCGGAGAAGGAGCTGGCGAGCCCGCTCCAGGGCCAGGCGGTGATCTACTGCGGAACCAATGCGAAAAAATTCCGTCAGGCCTTTGCGGACTTAGGAAAGGTGTGCCATGTGGCACGCGCGTGAGCAAGGAGGCATTCCCGCATGGACGTGGCGAACGACGTGATCATCGACCCAGAGTTCAGCAGCCTGATTCCCGCGTTGGCCGAGGAGGAACGCCAGACGCTGGAAGCCAACCTGCTGCGGGACGGCTGTCTGGCCCCCGTGGTGATCTGGGCGGAACAGGGCCTGCTCTTGGACGGCCACCACCGCAAAGCCATCTGTGAGCAGCACGGCATCGGCTACCAGGTCCGCCAGGTGAGCCTACCGGACCGCAACGCGGCCAAGCGGTGGATCATCGAGCATCAATTGGGACGGCGGAATCTGACGCCCTTCCAGCGGGCTGAGCTGGTCTTGCATGAGAAAGCCATGCTGGCGGCCGAAGCGCTGGAAAGAAAGCGCAGCGGGAAAAGTACCCCACCAATGGAGGATCACCAGAATTCTGGTGAAGGTTGGACCGACCGACGGCTTGCCAAGAAAGCCGACCTGTCTCACGACACGATCGCCAAGGCTGAGTACATCAGCCGACGGGCAGACGAACAGACCAAAGAGCGTCTTCGCCGCGGGGAAACGTCGGTCCACGCCGAATACGTCCGCCTGAAGCGAGAAGAAAAAGAGCGGCAGCGGCAGCAGCGGCGTGCCGCCAACGCCCGGCAGGTCGAGCAGACCGGTTCGCTGGACGATCTGCTGGCCACAGGGGCGAAATTCGCCACGCTCGTTCTCGACCCGCCCTGGGACTGGGGCGACGAAGGCGATTGCGATCAATTGGGGCGTGCCCGGCCGGTCTATGCCACGATGCCGCTGGAGAAGCTGCTGGAGCTGCCCGTTCCCGCGTTGGCCGACGAACATAGCCACTTGTACCTGTGGATCACCAACCGCTCGCTGCCCAAGGGGTTTGTGCTTGTGGAGCGCTGGGGCTTTCGCTACATCACCGCCCTGACCTGGTGCAAGCCGCACTTCGGGATGGGGAATTACTTCCGGGGATCGACCGAGCATGTGCTGTTCGGCGTGCGGGGTTCGCAGCCTTTGAAGCGCAAGGACGCGGGGACGTGGTTCGCCGCCCCGCGTGGCCCCCAAGGGCATTCGAGCAAACCGGCGGCGTTCTACGAGCTGGTCGAGTCGTGCAGCCCCGGTCCGTACCTGGAGTTGTTCGCCCGTGGCAAGCGAGAAGGCTGGGTCGCATGGGGAGCGGAAGCGGATGCCCCTTGAATACTCGTTTCAAGAACAGCTTGCCATGAGCCATGGCACGGCATCGCCCTTGAATGTGGCGGAGATCTTGCTGACCGCCATTCCGGGGGCGGTGGCCGCCTACCGGGCCCACAGGAGCAACGATCGCAGCGGGACCGACTACTGGGTGGAACACATCCGCGGCGATCACCTATCCGTGGACGTGAAGCGGCGCACCGAAGATTGGGCTTGCAAGACCGATCCGGCCGACGACCTGGCCTTGGAGACCTGGTCGGTGATGGAAAAGCAGAAAGTCGGCTGGACGCGGGACGCCACGAAACGAACCGACTACGTGCTATGGCTCTGGCAAGACACAGGCCGCTGGTGCCTGGTGCCGTTTGCGATGCTCTGCGCCGTGTTCCAGGAGCACTGGCGGCAATGGGCAGCGCAATACCCGACCCATGAGCAGTTTACACCCGAGTTCGGCGGCTACCACAGCCAGTGCGTTTTCGTGCCGCGGACTGTGGTCTGGAGGGCCATCTACCAGCGATTCGGCGGTCCGCCAGTTCAAGCCAGACAGGAGTAACACCTTATGAACGAAGAGGCACTTGGCCAACCAGTCACGTTGTCCCAGGAAGGCCTGGCACGCTTCGCTACGGGTGCCGTCCGCAGCACAGACGCCGATGGCGAGCGTTGGGACTTGATCACGCCCATCGGGCTGCGGCGTTTGGCCGAGACCTGTGCGGAAGGGGCGGCGAAGTATGGCGAGCACAACTGGCAGAAGGGCATCCCGGCCAGCGTGATGCTCAATCACGCCATCCGGCACATCTACCTGTACCTGGCCGGGGACGATTCGGAAGACCACCTGGCCCACGCCGCCTGGAATATCCTGGGCGTCTGCCACTTTGAAGAAGCTTTGCCCGAGATGATCGACATTCCAGCAAGGAGACGGCACGATGTCTGAACTATATGGCATCCCATTGGAAACCGCGTTTTCCGAAGGCATAGCGAGCCGACACTGGCAGGCTCGCTGCCTGCACTGCGACGAACCGCTCGTGTGGGGGCATGGTCGTGGCTGGTGTCACCTGACGCGACACGGCGACTTGGGCGGCGGATACATGATGCGCTGCGATGCGTGCGGCTGGCGCGATGCGCCGCGCACGCCCCCCGCTCGTTGCCCACATTGCGGCGATCCCGCGGTGCGAGATGACCACGCAGCACTTGCGATTTAAGGAAGCAGGAGCGCGGATGATCAAAGCGGCCTTGCGATATCTGCGAGCAAACTTGTGCGTCCTGCCTGCAGTGCGGGCGGAAAAACGCCCGGCTGTGCCCCGCTGGAAGCAGTTCCAGCACGCACTGCCCAGCGAAGAACAGCTTGCGGCCTGGTGCCAACGCGCGGATGGTCTGTGTCTTGTCTGTGGAAGCGTCTCGGGCAATCTGGAGATGCTCGACTTCGACCTGGGGGGCGAGGCCTTCGATGCGTGGTACGCCAAGGTGCGCGAGGTTGACACGACGCTGCCCGATCGGCTCGTCATCGAGCAATCACCCTCGGGCGGTTGGCATGTCGTCTATCGCTGCCAAGAACCGGTCTCTGGCAATCTCAAGCTGGCCCAGCGTGTGGAGTTGGTCGATGGCCCCGGCGAGGTGACCATTGCCGGCAAGACCTACAAGCCGAAGCAGGACGCCCAAGGCCGCTGGCACGTCGTGCTGACGATGATCGAAACCCGTGGTGAAGGGGGACTGTTCCTGTGTGCCCCGACGCCGGGCTACGAGCCGGTGCAAGGCGACCTGGCCGATCTGCCGGTCTTATCGCCTGCCGAACGTGAGACGCTCTTAGAGGCGGCCTGGTCGCTCAACGAGTACTGGCCAGACGTCGTCAACGGTACCGCATCCAAAAGCAACGGGAATGGTAACAGCCGCCCTGGTGACGACTTCAACGCACGGGGCGACGTAAGGGTCATCTTGCAAAGGCACGGCTGGACGCTGGCACGCAGTGCCGGCAGTGATGGCAACGAGCACTGGCGACGGCCGGGCAAGACATCGGGCACTTCAGCCACGCTCAAGGACGGCGTGTTCTACTGCTTCACCACGAACGGAGCGCCCTTCGAGCCCAACCAGGCCTACTCGCCGTTTGCGGTGTATGCCCTGCTCGAGCACGGCGGCGATTACGCGGCCGCCGCGTCCGCCTTGCGGGCCCAAGGTTTCGGGGGCGATTCCGGTGTGACGCAGCTTGTGGACCTATCGGGCATCCTGGACCACGAGCCGGAACAGGAAAGCGGCCTGGACGACCCTGGGCCAATCCCTGAGGAAATGCTGCGAGTTCCAGGGTTCGTCTCGGAGGTCATGGATGTGTGCCTAGCCACCGCCCCTTATCCCAACCAAGCGATGGCGTTCGGCGGGGCGATCGCCCTGCAGGCCTTTCTGGCGGGGCGGCGGGTCCGCGACCCGGGCGACAATCGCACGAACATCTACCTCTTGGGGCTTGCCCACTCTGCGGTCGGCAAGGATTGGATTCGCAAACTCAACGCCCAGATTGTGCACCACATCGGTATGGCCTCTTGCCTGGGCGACCGCATGGCCTCGGGTGAAGGTATCCAGGAGGCCCTGAACATCCATCCCGCGATGCTCTTTCAAACCGACGAAATCGACGGCCTGCTCCAGTCCATCAACAAGGCCAAGGATGCCCGCTATGAAAGCATCATGAACACCCTGTTGACGCTCTACTCCGCCTCCAACAGCATCTTTCCTATGCGGCCCAAGGCGGGCAGACCGAACCCCGGCGTCATCGATCAGCCCCATCTGGTGCTCTTCGGCACGGCCATCCCCAACCATTACTACGAAGCCCTCAACGAGCGGATGCTCACCAATGGCTTCTTCGCCCGGATGCTCATCCTGGAAGCCAGCCGGCGGAGTGACGGGCAGGAGCCCGGCGTGCTGGAGGTGCCACCACGCGTGCTGGAGACGGCCAAGTGGTGGGCCGACTTCCGACCCGGTCACGGCAACTTAGAAAACTGGCACCCAGTCCCGGCCGTGGTGGAGCATACCGAGGAGGCCCGCAGATTGCTGGTGGAGAATCGCAGAGAGGCCGAGGCCGAATATGCGAAGGCCGAAGCTCGCAACGACCCGGTGGGGACGACCGTGTGGGGCAGAGTCAGCGAACAAGTCCGCAAGCTGGCGCTCATTTACGCGGTCAGCGAAAACCACCGTGAGCCCCGCATCCACGGGGCAGCCGTGCAGTGGGCAGCGCAACTCGTCATGCACCAAAGCCGGCGGATGCTCTTCATGGCATCGCAACACGTAGCCGACAACCCGTTCCACGCTTTGTGCCTGAAGCTGATCAAGAAGTTACGCGAAGCCCCAGACCACACCCTGTCGCACAGTGTGCTGTTGAAGCGGATGAAGATCGACTCAAGAACATTTCAGGAAATTATTGCCACATTAGAACTGCAGGGGGACATAGAGGGGGTAACGATCCCCACTCGAACCAATGCACAGCGCGTCTACAAGCTACGACAATAGTCTGGATACGAATACCTAAAACGACGGGGTGAAAAATTGGGTGAAAAATTGGTGAAAGATAGTGAAAAATTCAGGATGAGGTTCGGAAAATACACAAATAATACACAACAACTGCTGTCTTTTGGGTGTGACATACATCGAAAGCACATAGTTGCACAGCGAGCACCAAAAAGGGGGGGTGAAAAATGGTGAAAGATTGGTGAAAGATTTGAGAACGTAAGTTCAAATAAAACACACACTTACGAATATTTCACTATTTTTCACCCTATATCCCCCCTCAATTTACGCGCGCTATATATAGGGGCCGGGGTGAGAAATTCTGGTGACCATAGGTACTTCCCGGCCAATCCCCCCTCGAGAGGCGTGCGGGAACGCCAGCGAAGCTAACGAGAGTTTGTTTTCATGGTCCGAACTTTCTCAAGGAGGTGAGACGTCGTGAAGATCGAGCTTTGGGAACTGGGCCGCATCCGGCCCTACGACAAGAACCCCCGCCAGAACGACCAGGCCGTGGAGGCCGTGGCCCGCTCAATCCGGGAGTATGGCTTCAAGCAACCACTCGTGGTGGATGCCGAGGGGGTGATCATCGTCGGCCACACCCGCTGGAAGGCCGCGCAGAGGCTGGGCCTGGAAAAGGTCCCCGTCCACGTGGCCACCGATCTGTCGCCCGAGCAGGTCAAGGCCTACCGGATTGCCGACAACAAGACGGCCGAGCTGGCCGAGTGGAACTACGAGCTTCTGCCCATCGAGCTGGGCGAGCTTGCGGGGATGAATTACGACCTGAACTTGCTGGGCTTTTCCGAAGAGGAGCTGGCCAAACTGCTCGATCCGGGCGTCAAAGAAGGCCTGTGCGATCCCGACGAGGTGCCCGAGCCGCCCGACGAGCCGATCACCCGGCCCGGCGATCTGTGGATTCTGGGCGAGCATCGGCTGCTGTGTGGCGACGCGGGCAAGACGGAAGACGTGGACCGGCTTTTGGATGGCAACCCGGTGCATCTTGTGAACACCGACCCGCCGTACAATGTGCGGGTCGAGCCCCGGAGCAACAACGCCATCGCCGCCGGCCTGAGTTCGTATCCTTCCGCCGAAGAGCTTCAAGGTGGTCGGAAGCGCGGGCACCACCAAGCGATGGACGTTGCTCGCCATCCGGAAAAAGCCAAACCGACTCATCGCAAACTCCGCGCCAAGGACCGGCCGCTGGAGAACGACTTCGTTTCCGACGAGGAGTTCAATCGGCTCCTCCACGCCTGGTTCGGCCAGATATCCCGAGTGCTCCTGCCTGGACACGCCTTTTACATTTGGGGCGGCTATGCGAATCTGGGCAACTACCCGCCGGTACTGGGGGAGCACAAGCTCTACTTCTCCCAAGGCATCGTGTGGGACAAACAGCATCCCGTGTTGACGCGAAAAGATTTTCTTGGGTGTTTTGAGCTTGCGTTCTACGGTTGGAGGGAAGGGGCGGCCCACCGCTTCTTCGGACCCAATAACGTGCCCGATCTGTGGCACGTCAAGAAGGTGAATCCGCAGAACATGATCCACTTGACCGAGAAGCCGGTCGAGCTGGCGATACGTGCCATGCAATACTCATCGCTTCCTGGCGAGAATGTGCTTGATCTGTTCGGCGGCTCGGGCAGCACACTCATCGCCGCCGAGCAGACGGGGCGGCGGGCGTTCCTGATGGAACTCGATCCGCTCTACGTAGACGTGATCGTTCAGCGATTCGAAAACTTTACTGGTAAGAAGGCCCAACGAATACCTGCCGAACGGGAGGCGAACGCATGATTTATCTTGCCAGTCCATATTCGCACCCTGACCCGGCCGTGCGGCAAGAGCGTTTCGAGGCCGTCTGTCGCGCGGCGGCGGAACTCATCCGGCAAGGGTATGTGGTGTTCTCGCCGATTGCCCACAGTCACGGGATTGCCCAGCACGGCTTGCCCTTGGATTGGGGCTACTGGGAGCGGCACGATCGGCGGCTCTTGGCCGCTTGCGACGAGCTTTGGGTGCTTATGCTCGATGGCTGGGAGGACAGTCGGGGCGTGCAGGCCGAAGTGGCCATCGCCCAAGCGATGGGGAAACCGGTTCGCTTTGTCAGCACCGAATATCATAACCCGGCCAGTGCTTACCAGTATTGCTGCTCTAACCCAGACTGCCATTAGCCGTTTTAGGGGCATAGGATCGTTTTAGACGCGATCGCGCTACTGGCGCGAGAAGAAATAGGTAAAGAGTGTTGCGTGCGTTTTGTGGGCCAAAATTGGCGATTTGGTGGCGTGCTACAGAGAATAGGCTAGCGAAGATGGCGGATGGTGATCCTTTTCGACTGAATCACACTCACATGGTTGTCAGCAACCGAGAACACCTTGCCTGGAAGCCCTGCGGGCAGGCTGGCGAAGTAGAGTCCGCCGGGCGTTTCGGAGAAGCAGAGCGGGTTGCCCCGGCGGACGACCAACAGCCGCACGGGATCGCCCCACAGGCCGAGCAAGGCCAAGGGGCCTTCCGTTTGGGCCACGGCCCAGGCGGCCCGCTCCACGAGCGGCCCGGCCCGGCGCATCATGAGCAGTCCCAGCACCTCGCTGTCGCAGGCGGTCCTGGGCCGCAGGCCGTAGCGGCGCAGAAGCTCGGCGTAGTTGCGGACGACGCCGTTGTGGACCAGCCAGCCGCGGCCGGCCGGGTGGGGATGGTTGTTGCGGTTGTCCTGGGGATCGCCATGGGTGGCCCAGCGGCAATGGCCCACCACGGCCACCGCGTGGCGACAAGCGTCCAGGTCGTCCAGGCAGGCCGTGGCTGCGCCCGGGCGCTTGAAGGTCCGAAGCTCCCCCTCGACGTCGATCCACGCCAGGCCGAAGGCGTGGCGGCCACGGGTCTCCGTCTCGGCGGCGATCCGGCGGAGGCAGGCCAGATCGGGGCCGCGTCCGTTGGTACTCAAGAATCCAAAGATGCCGCACATGGTGGATGGCCTTTCTTACTGGCGGTTTGCGTTTTAGGGCATGGCGTCGTACTTCTTGGCCAGGCGGCGGAACTCGGCCTTGATCTGGTCTTGGGGGATGGCGTCCGAAATCCATCCGTACTGCTTGCCCCCGTGAATCCGGGCGTAGCCTTTTCCCCAGGCCAAGTAGCCCAGGAGGCGTTCCGTCTCGCTCTGGCCCGGGCCCGACTTCTTCCAGCCCCCTGTGGGGGCCTTGGGGTTCCAGGTCGGCATCCGCTTGGCCGTCAGGGCCCGCTCGACCAGCCCCAGGCAGACCTGAATCCAGCCGACGACCTTGGTGGGGTTGAGCGAGCCGGAGAAGACGCGGAACTCGACCGTGTCCTTGGTGCCGCGGGCGAGGTTGGTGAGGTTCAAGGCGTGGTAGCGATCGCGGTCCAGGGCGGGCTTGGCGTCCTTGTCGCTGCCGTACTTCCGTACCCCGCCGCAATACCGGCCCCGCTCGCGGTTCTTGGTGCCGGTGATGGCGTAAAGGCCCTTCTCCAGGTAGGCGACGATGGTGACCAAGCGGGCCAGGGCCTCGCTGGGCCAATCGCGGTTCCAACCGACGTGGACGTGGACGCCGCAGCTCACGTTGACCCGATGGCCTTTGGCTTCCAGCGTGCGGAGGACCTCGATCACCTGGCGGATGCCTTCTTCGCCGCGGAGGACGGGGCTAACGATTTCGCACCTGTGACCCCCGTTGCTGTTGTCGATCGAGCCGTCGGCCTCGGCCTTCCAGCCGGCGGGAAGGTAGGGAACTTGGATTCCGCGCTTATACGGGCCGATGCGGAGGCGGTCGTTGCGGACGGCGCTATCCGGGGCGATCGTTTCGATCTCGATTCCGAAGGTCAGGTCGTGGGCGTTCATGGCTTTTCCCTCGCTAGTGTGATGTTCGTGCGTACATCACACTTAAGCCATGAACTCGGGAAAAGATCAAGCCGATTTCCCGCTTGCCGGATCGGATTTTTTGGCCGGGGAGTTCCCTACCACGCTTGGGGATGGCCTAGTTGGAACGGTAGGCCGCCACGGGAGGGTATTGCTGGTTCACGAGATTGCACTGGCTTGGCCACTGTGGGCCCACAGCGGCCACGTGTGGCGATACCGGCGCCAAATGGCGGCTGGTGGCCAAAGCTAAAAGAAAACCCCGGGACGCGGCCCAGGGTTGGCCCAGGAAGGCAGGCGTGTTGGGCGTTATGCCCTGGCGAACTTGCCCCGCTCTACCTTGCGGAAGCGGGACTTGCTTCCCTGAGTGGCGATTTCCCGAACGAGGGCTGCGTAAAGGGTCCGGTCGGGCGTTTTGCCGGTAGGCGACTTCCAGTAGCCCTTGGCCTCGGCCATCGAGACGATTTCCTTGGCCGTCATCGGTTGGCCCGCCTCTTCCAGTACCCGCGCGGCGGCGTCCAGGACGCCCATCCTCTTCGGTTTGGCTTCGGCTTGAACTGGCTTCGTTTCGCCGCCGTCCGACTTGGTGACGGCCGCGGGATCTTCCTTGACCGTCGCCATGGTGGGGAGCACGGCATCATTGCAAACCGCAGCTCGGGGCGAGTCCGCCTCGCCCCGCAGGCGTCGGGCGCTCTTGATGCGGACCTTCTTGCCCGTGGCCAGGTTCGTGGCGTCCCAGCCGCCGTACGGGTTCGCATTGTCGATGCGGACGGAGGTGAGCCTGCCGCTCACCTCCGCCAGGTAGACCTTGCCGATCTGAATGGCGTTGCGTTTCACAGCGTCGCTCCTTTTCTCAGGTGGATTGGGGATCGATCCTCACGTCATCACACAGGAGCCATGAACTCGCGAAAAGATCAAGCGGATTTCCCGCTTGCCGGATGGGATTTTTTCGCCAGGGAGTCCCCACCACACTTGGAGATGAAATTTGCGGAATACTTCTGTGCGGAGGCGTAGCACCGGATGACGGAAAGTAATGCCCCAGGACGGCCAAGTGGCCCACTCAACCCCCAGGCTTTGCGGCTGGAAGACATGGCCCGGCTCTTGTCGGCCGCTGGCCCGAAGGCGGTCACCATGGAAATGCTCCAAGCGGACATCGCTGCGGGGGCCCCGAGCAACGTCGATGGCACCATGAATCTAGTCCATTACGTGGCGTGGCTTTTGAAGGAGGCTGGTCGTGGCGATTGACCCCAGGCGACTTCGGCCCAGCGAGCTGTGCCGGCTGGTCAACTCCACACCGCTGGGCACGGTCCTGGATGAGCGGCAGTTGCATCGGCACCGCACCCGAGCGGGCTTTCGCATCGGCGACGGGCGGCATGTCGACCTCTTCCGCTACGCGGCCTGGCTGGTGGAACTGCGGCACACGCCGAGACGAGCGCCCGACGGCGACCCCTACGAGAAGCTCAAGGAGCGGGCAGCGGCCCGCAATAAGGCCCTGTCGCTGGCCGGCCGCGACATCGGCGAGCTGCCGGGAGTCGTCAACCCGGAGCGGAAGGCGAAGGCCGAACAGAACTTTCGCTCCTTCTGCGAAGCCTACTTCCCGATGACCTTCCATCTGCCGTGGTCGCCGGATCACTTGAAGGTCATGGCCAAGATTGAGCAGGCCGTCTTGCGGGGCGGACTGTTTGCGATGGCCACCCCGCGGGGATTCGGCAAGAGCAGTCTGTGCGAGGCCGCCTGTATCTGGGCCGTGCTCTACGGCCACCGGGAGTTCGTCTGCCTGATCGGCTCGGACGAGGGCCACGCCATGGACATGCTCGAGTCGATCAAGATGGAACTGGACGGCAACGAACTGCTCTTGGAGGACTTTCCCGAGGTGGTCTACCCGATCCATTGCCTGGAGGGCATTGCCAACCGCTGTGCCGGGCAGCTCTATCGGGGCCAACGGACCCATATCGGCTGGACGGCCCGGGAGATCGTCCTGCCCACCATTCCCGGGAGCAAGGCCAGTGGGGCGATCATCAAGGTGGCGGGCCTCACGGGCCGTATTCGCGGGATGAAGTACAAGCGGGCGGACGGGAAGACGGTGCGTCCCAGCCTGGTGGTGCTGGATGACCCGCAGACCGACGAGAGTGCCCGGAGCCTCTCCCAGTGTGCCACCCGCGAGAGCATCCTGGCGGGTGCTGTCTTGGGCCTGGCCGGGCCGGGCAAGAAGATCAGCGGCATCATGCCCTGCACGGTGATTCGACCGGGCGACATGGCTGACAACATTTTGAACCGGGACAAACATCCGGAATGGAATGGCGAACGAACCAAACTCATTTATGCGTTTCCGACCAATGAGAAGCTGTGGCAGAAGTATGCCGAGCTGCGGGCCGAGAGCTTTCGGCGGGGAGGCCACGGCGAAGAGGCGACCGAGTTTTACCGGCAGAACCGCGAGGCGATGGACGAGGGGGCGATCGTTGCCTGGCCGGAGCGCTACAACCACGACGAGCTCTCGGCCGTCCAACACGCCATGAACCTGAAGCTCCAGGATGAGCGGGCCTTCTGGGCCGAGTACCAGAACGAGCCTTTGCCCGAGGAGTCACCCCAGGAGGCAGACCTGACGGCCGATCAGATCGCCAGTAAGATCAACCGCCTGCGTCGTGGCGAGGTGCCCATCGGGTGCAATCACCTGACGATGTTCATCGATGTCCAGCAAAACCTCTTGTTTTTCGTCGTGGCGGCCTGGGAGGACGATTTTACCGGCTATGTGATCGACTACGGGACCTATCCGAAGCAAGACCGACCCTATTTCACGCTCCGTGACGCTAGGCGAACCTTGGCCATGGTAACAGGCGTTGCCGGTGTGGAGGGGGCGATCTACGCCGGGCTGGAGAAGCTCACCACTGACTATCTGGGCCGCGAGTTCCGCCGAGACGATGGGGCCCTCTTGCGGATCGAGCGGTGCCTCGTCGATGCCAACTGGGGTCAATCGACGGATGTGGTGTACCAGTTCTGTCGGCAGTCGGCCCATGCCGCCGTGCTGATGCCCAGCCACGGGCGATTCATCGGGGCCTCCAGCCGCCCCTTGAACGACTACCAGCGGAAGCCTGGCGACCGGGTTGGCTTTAATTGGCGTATCCCGAACGTCCAGGGCCGTCGGGCTGTGCGTTACTGCGTCTACGACACGAACTTCTGGAAGTCGTTCGTCTATGCCCGGTTGGCCGTGGCGATGGGCGACCGGGGGTGTCTGTCGCTCTTTGGTGATCGGCCGGAGCAGCACCGGCTATTTGCCGAGCATTTGACGGCCGAGTATCGTGTCCGCACCGAAGGCCGCGGACGGACGGTGGACGAATGGAAGCTCCGCGTGTCGGGTGGCGACAATCACTGGCTGGACTGCCTGGTGGGGTGTGCAGTCGCGGCATCGCTCCAGGGGGTTGCACTGCCGGGAATGGCCCCCGAGCCTGGTCAAGATCGCCGGCGGGTCAGCTTCGCCGAGCTTCAGCGGAAAAAGCGAGGCCGTCATGGATGACGCATCTCAAGCCACGGGCTCCAGGTCCGAAGCCTCCCAACCCCGGCGCGGCACCGCCTGCCCACGCTGCGGGTGCCGCCACTTCCGCACGACACACACCGAATCCTTGCCCAGCGGGCGTATCCGTCGCCGCAAGGTCTGCCGGCACTGCGGACGACGGATGGTGACCTACGCGCCGGCCCCTCGCAGGGGAGGCCCGGATCGCTCGATGGGGCGCGAGTTCGATTTTTGGGGACATTCAGCCGACAGATCGCCGAGAATTGGCATATGTAAGAGATAGGTAGGCAGGGCGCTGTGAACCTGTAGCGCCTATCGAGCAACCGCATCTGCAGCTGGCGGGCAGCAAGTCCGGCCAATATATCGGATGGGATGCTGGGATCGCTGGAGGGAGCACGCTTTCGGGATTTTTGGGGAAAAACTCCGACAGTTTGGCCTTGCACCGGGTAGGTCAACTCATAGGGGGCTTTCCACAGCTCGCATTTGCCGGAGACCAAGCGAATGACCGATAACCTCGATGACACTATCCGCCAGAATGCCCAGAAGCCGGCTGAGGTCTCGGGTGACGCCGGGTCGGTTAAGCAGCATCCGCTGTCGGAGCAGATCGAGGCAGACCGCTACCTGGCCAGCAAGGAGGCAGCCAAACAGCGTCAGCGGGGTCTGAGGTTCAACAAGTTCGTTCCGCCGGGGGTGAACTGAGTTGTTGGCATGGATGCGGTTTTTGTGGCCGGGGAAGGCCACACACCCGAATCGTCGCCTGCGTTCGTGGCGGGCCGCGCTTCCCCTGCGGGCCCGCTACGACGCGGCGATGACCACCGAGGACAACCGCCGGCACTGGGCGGCCGCCGCTGGGCTTTCGGCCCGGGCGGCCCACAGC